TGGAATTTCAAGTTGGAGTAATTCTTCTTCTGCTTGTGGGTTAAGCATTGGTTCTCTTAGATTCGTGAGTTGATAATTAGTTTTTAACCTTTGGACACCCTCTGGCGATATAAGTTTTTCCAATGCCCTTAACGGCTTCTTTTTATTTAAGATTCGTTCTTGATTAATTTCATCAGCACGTTTACAGATTTCTCTAACTGTAAGATGTTTGAATTTTAATTCAGGAAAATGGTCTAAAAGTGTTTTTTCACCGATACCTTCAATTCCATGAATATTGTCAGCAGAATCACCACATATTATTTTCAATATTAACGCATTAGTATAGTGATGATTAAAATGCATTAAGTAATTAGTTTTAGTTACTGGCTGACTTAGATTTGGAAATATGATTGTGATGTTCAAATCCAATAGTTGTGCAAAATCCCTGTCATTTGAATATAGAAAGATTTCTTCTTTGTTGTTGTATTTTAGACAATATGCTGCAATCAGGTCATCGGCTTCGACATCATCGACTTCAATTTGTCTCAGAAATAGTTCTTCCGCATAAGCCTTTACTCTTTGTCGTTGTTTGAGAATTGATTCGTCTTTTGCCTTTTCCCTACGGAGTTCTGCAGCATTCATTTCGATTTTTTTATGCCATTCCTTGGATTTGCGATTAGCTTTATATGCTGTGTCAATTCGATGTCTATATATTCCACCACCCTCACCATCCCAGACCAGCACAACTTTATTAATCATATGGTCTTTAATCATCTTTCTGGTGGTGGTTAAAAAAGAATACAAACCACCAATATGCCCGAAGGCACTGGTGGTCGTATCTTTTGCTCCGTGAAACGAACGCTTTAAAAGATATGAACTATCAACTAAAAGTGTTCTGGTTTTCATTAATCCTTATCGTTATCTTCTTCAGTACTTGGACTTCTTTCAATCAAATCATCTTCGATTAAAACATTTCCATCACTATCCATTGCTTTAGATTTAAATTCTATGTCATCAGCAGTCAAGCTATTATCGTCAAATTTATTACGGAAGTAAAGAATATGCTCTTTCTTATAAGCATTTTCATTGTCTTTATCACCATAAATAAATCCATGTGGTGTTGAAATGATTTTTCCTTCCAGAGAAATTCCACCCCATTCGCCATCTACGTGATTTTTGGCTATATTAACTTTGTTCTCAAAACCATAGTTCAAGTCACGACCTTTACTTGTTGCAGTTATTCTGCGTGTTCCATGAGTAATAATACCACCGAAATGATAAATCATACGTGCACCAAAGAACCAAGTTTCACCGCCTTTATGTTTAATAACTTTATTCATACTATCATACCAGATTTTCTGAACGGCAGCTACTGTTGTAGTAAATTCACTATCAACTTTACGAGTATTTGGTATTGTGTTGTTCAGCAATGACATAAATGCTTTTTCATATGCACCTGCGTTCCACATATTATTGTCACTGGTGTCTTTTTCTAATGCATTAATCGTTTTAATACAATTCAATGTACCAATAGAATCGATTGCGATAAATATATCACGTGGTAATCCACCACTTTTTTGCATATCAAGGAAATCATACACGGCTTTTGCCATATCTTCAATAGCAGCTTCTTTTCTGGTTTTATCTTGTACAATACCATATTTTTCAAGAAGATACTTGTTATTCACGAGAAGATATTCCCCATTCCAATCAAAACCCATTAAGGTCAGACGCTGATTTCCTTCATCAATATTATTTTCAGTATCAATGATAATCGGAAAATCGCCCATTTTCTGAGCATTAACAATTGATTTCATTAATGCTGTTGACTTACCAGTATTTGAATAACCACGGAAAAGTGTAACATATCCTCTTGGCACACCGGGCATGCCTGTTGCTTCAGTTAGACCTTTATCAATCGGAATCCATATAAGTGGTTTTGAAGGTATTTCTTCTGCTCCAATTTTCTTCTTGAAATTATCAAGACTGAAACTCTTTTTAGGTGTTGGTTTACGTACCGCAGTATTGCTGGGTACTTCCACTATTTTCTTCGCCATAAATTTTTAATTTAAAATAAGGTCAAAAAAGGGGAACGTTAATTCCCCTTTTTAAAACCTCGTAATTTTTAGAAAGGTAAGTCATCGTAATTATCACCTTCACCCACATCTCCCGATTCCTCAGTAGTTTCCTCAGAATTTGTTGATGCTGCCACATCTGCTGTTTCTACAAGAGTTTCCGCTCCCATATCGCTTGCATCATCAGTAAATGTCCCTACTTTAGATTCGGTTATATTACTGATTGTTACACGTGGAAGTTCTTCCAAATCACTTGCTTGTTCAAACTCTTCATCACTGTCGAGATTCATTGTACGAGTATTTGCAAGTTCTTCCAAATCTGGACGACCGGGGAATACCCAATGCTTGTTACTCTGGTCAGTATCATCCCAATAAGGATTACTGCCATTTGCAGTCATTTCAAGAAACTCCAACGGAGTTGTGTTAGGTGCTTTCTTTGGCATGAAAACATCTCTCCATGTAATATCGTCATCAAGCCACTGTCTTGCAACAATTGGGTCTGCATGAAGCGGTGACTCACCACGATACGTAATAGCTGAGATTGTTTTGTAAGTATGACCATTGAATTCACTGTCGGTCATAATAATACTTAAATCAGTTCCTTTAACGGCATCACTGAAGTCTGCCTGTTTCACTGTCATATATTCTTCCAAGATAGGAAGAAGCTTGTCAAGTGTACCCTGATTTTTGTAATTGTGCTTGAATCTCCAGAATTTCACACCGTCTTTTTCAAGACCTTTATCAATACCTCTAACAATATAGAATTTCTTGGCTTCCCATTTAATGGCTTCCTTGTAAATCTCATCGTTTTTAGCTTTGATTTTGAGTTGTGCATCGTCCATATTTTCTTTCTTAATGCCTTTCAAAGACTGGTCTTGTCTGGCGATAAGTTTCTTGTGCTTCAGGCACAATGGACATGGAGCAGGATTCATAAGTGGATTGCCGTTACCATCGAGTTGAGGTACACCATCAACGACTTTCTGAACTTTCGGGTCGTTGTGCATGGGGCAATAAATGACACTGCCGTGCTTTTTCTTTCCACCTGCAGCATTAGTTGTAACGACATGGAAGAATGCTTCTTCTATGTGTTTTCTACCTGCTTTTGGGGGAAGGATTCTGAATAATTCTTTGGTTTTGCGTGGAACGAAGTACTTTGCTAAGATGTCTTCACGTGATTTTCTGTTTCCACTCTGTGATTGCTTTTTTTGATAGTCAGCAAACATACCTTTTAATTGTGACAGGTCTTGCCCTGTCTGCGCTTGATTTTCCATTTTCAATTTGTTTTACAGTAAAGTTATTTTTCAATTATAAATAATGCTACAAATATAGCCTTCATTTGACATAAATACAAGAGTTTTTAAAAATAATTACTCTTTTTTTGTTTTTTATGCACCTAAATTTCCGTCTGATACAACAGTAAATAATAGGGTTTGTTTGTTCTCGTAATAATTACCATTTTTTAATCTAATCTGTAACTTATAGTCTTGGGGTATCAACCAAGATGTGTCAAGATTAAATTCATATCCAGTATTTGTTCTATTCACAGAAGTAAATGGTATGATATCAATTTCATACTTGCTACCTACAGTTGTATATAACCTGTATTCAATATCCAAAGGTAAGAAATTATTTTGATTTGCGTATAGTTCTTTTATTGTTAATTTAATTTTTTTAACAACACCTGCTCTAAGATTCTCTTTTTCACCAATTCCCCAGAAATAAAAGAAATAATTATCAAAATTAATTGTGTTGGAATTATCAAATGTATAATATTTATCTGATGATATTAAATAAAATTCACCATTATGTATACTTTCTCTACCATTAACAGTTAAAAACCATTTATCACTAAATAATACAGCATCATTTATTAACCTACCATTATTATATTCAGAGTCTACCTTATAATTAATTTTATAAACCCCTTTACTTACATTTATAATCTCTGAACTTCCACTCAATGTATCAATTAATGTTCCTTGATTATCTTGGATTTCAACCCTGTCAACAACAATATCCATTGGAATACCGTTACCAACGTTCACATAAAGATATAAATCATTATCTTTATCGAGATAAAAATAGTTTCTATCATCAACAATCGTATCAGCTACTATGGTCTCAATATATGGTTCGTAAAACGTATTGGTTTTCTTTGCATGGAATGCAACGGCTTGCCTGAATTCTGTCAACATTTCTTCGTAAACATCTGGGAATTTGATGCCCAGACCATATGAATCGCCAGTATATGCCGAAGTACCTGTATATCCAGTACCGAATAATCTCTGATTTATATAATCAGTAATATCTACTTCAATATTTTCACTTCCCTTATCGAAAGGTATTGGGTTGCCTATTATTTGTGTTGTGCCACTACTATATGCACCAGCATTTGCCCATAAATCAACCGTTGTTCTGGCAGACCAGTTAGATGCTTGTGGATATACTTCAGGTGTTACAATATCTACATATGGGTAGATGTTCTCATTAAATATTAAATCATACCCACCACCCTCACTCCATTCTTCATCAATATTAAATAATTCTAATTCAAAACTTGTTGCCCTGTCAATTCCCAAGGTATATGATTTCTTCCCAACATATTCTTGTGCATACCTTATTGTATTGGTTATATGCAATATATGCTTCATCTCACCATTTGGAACTATGAACCCATCTTCGATTTTTTTACTTAAATCAGCCAAATCAACGTCAAAGATAAACCTACTCACTTGCTGATTAAGCGTACCGTATGATATCTCCGTAACAGGATTCTGAGAATTGTTTGTCAGGTTGTTACCTATCAACGTATTATTCTTCGAAAAATATGACCTAAAAATTGACATTTCTACTTTTTTATCATAAATACTCACAAACAAAAAAGACTACACGTGGTAGTCTTTTTATTGGAGAATAATTGCTATTATTACAATATTTGTTTCGTATTATTTTTAATTAAAATCTGTACAGCTTCTTTTTTAGTCATTCCCGTTGGAACTCTACTATTACTTAATGTTCTTTTTGCCATTTTAACCTGTTCTTCAGTAATCATAGACTCGCCAAGTTCATCTTCTTCTTCCTCATCTTCCTCTTTTTCAACAGTATCTTCTCCATTTTCTTCAGCCTCTGGCTCTATTTTTTCTTCTTCAGCCTCTTCATCCTCAACTTCATCACCAACATTCTTTGGTTCGTAGCCAAGTAAACGGTCAGTTAATTCTTCATCTTCGCTCTCGTCATCTTTTTTATCCATGAACATTCCATCTGGAAGACAACCTGAAGGATTCATTGGGTCAGTGCTACCAGCACCATTCTTTTTGGCATCATCTTCCATTTGTTTAAGACGTGTGTAGTAGTCAGGAATTTCGGTAAGGTGGTCCATCGCAATTTCAATAGCAATCATTGGGTCTTTCGTGTGTTCCATTTCGATTTTAATACCCATTGCTATTTGTTCTGGGTCGAATTCTGCTGGTAATTTATCATCTGCTTTTCCACCCTCAATTTCATCACCAACATCTTCTTTATCTACCTCAATTTTCTCAACATCCACTTCTTCAGCTACACCACCAGCACCAATTCCATTACCAATATTACTAAAATCTAATTCAGGTTCTTCATTAAACACAAAATCATATGTGTCATCAGAATCCACATCAGTTTCTTTATCGACAACATTATCTCTTGCAATATCCGATTTTGCTGCTTTCATCGCTCTCTTATCGTCTGGTATGTCCATATCTGGTAAGTCCAAATAATCATCATCATCAAAATCCTCGGTTAGTTTTACAACAGACTGTGGCTTTCTCTTCTTCTTCGGCATTTGATTCTTTGGCTTGAATTTCTTACCCATTTGGTCAGGATAATCACCCTTTTCTTTTTTATCGTCTTCCTCATTCATCTGTGTTAAATGTTGTTCAAGATGAGCAGTTGCAACTCTTTTAATTTCCTCACGATATTTATCTTGAGGTATATCGAATGATTGCATGCCTTGTGCAGCTAATTGTTGGTTAACAAAGTTTTTTGCTGCCATAATTATATTATCCTTAATTTTTGGGTCTAATTTATCAAAATATCTTTGTCCAGTATTTAATGTATCTGGTTTGACCATAATTGCTTCATCAACAACAAACTTATCTAATTCAGGTGAACTAACTCTAACCTTGGGGTTAGTTGGTTTTTCATCAGCATATGCTTTACCTGTTTGCATTGTTCTTGGTGTGCCACCAAATGGATATGAATCAATCTTTTTAATAGCTTCTTCATATAGTTCATCAACAGCTTTTGGTTGTGCTGCTTCAACGTAATCACCGACAACTTCAATTAATTCATTAGCGAATTGTGTATTGAACTGACGTAGTTCGTTTTCACCCATTTCAATTGGTTCACCACCACTGACATCATCAAAGGAAAAATTAGTCATTTCTACACTTGTGACATCGAATACACCGTCTTGGTCACCAGTGATGAAATCAACACTGAATATAAATCCTATGGTATTACCCTGTTTATCAGTACCTAACAATTCCACAACATTATCGTCTCCAGTATCTTTTGGTTCGATATTAAGCTGATTGTTTTGAAGTTCCCTGAATGCCAATTTCAGTACGCCATCTTGATTAAAAGTTTCGTTTAATTGGACTTTATTAACCTTTTCTACCATTTCGAAAAGTCTTTCTTTACTGCCAACTGGTTTGTTTATTTTCATTTCGTTTTATTGTTATTCAAAAATTATTGGATTTGCTTTACCAAAATCTCTCATGAACACACCAGCAAGAGCATTTGCCTCGTTTTCTTGCTCACTACCAGTTTTACCAGAGTCTGGATTTAGCTTTCCGTCTTTATTTTGTTTGTAATGTATTAATTCGTGTGCGATTGTCCTGAGAATATCTGCCAGATTTCTATTAGCAACAACCACTCTTAATTCTTTTTTATCTGGCGCAAAGCTACCAAATGATTTCATTGCCCCAGCTTCTTTTTCGTCATAAGATAGTGCTACACTCGGAACATCATCTAATTCAAGTCGTTTCACTACATATCCAACAAAGTCTTTAATAACCCCTTCTTTTTTCTCCCTTGGGAGTAATTGTTCGTTGAGATTACTAACCCTTCCCATCATTTCAAAAAGTCTTTCCTTTGAGCCATATGTATGAAATACCTTCATTATTAAATTTCGTTGAAACTATTCTGAATATCGGTTTTTGATTTCTGAGGTAAATCATCAAAATCGGCAACAAAACTACCATCAGGTAATTCTTTAATACCCCTTTCCTTTTCCTCTTTACGTTTTTCGTCAAACCAGTTTCCAGACCACAAATCATTTAAGTTAAAATAATATGGGTATGAAACCTTTGTCT